GTGTAGAGTTCACTACCGAGGATGATTTTCGTGAGAAAATCGAAACTCTGAAGGAGTCATATTTTGCAAGGGCAGCTGCTCCAGCAACGGAGGACACTCCAGTAGAACAACCCGTTGGAGATACAATGTCTGCTTACATGCAAGCTATTTCTCGCTGGTCCAAATAAACAAACGTAAATTATAAATAATTACGTATTTGTTATTGATTTAACACAATAAAACTCATTTTTCAAGGAGAAAGCAAATGTTCCAATCCGAGCATCTGCAGGAAAAGTGGGCACCTATTCTTGAGCATAAGGATGCTGAACCAATCCAGGATTCTTACAAGAAAGCTGTCACCTCAGTCCTGCTAGAAAACCAAGAGCGTTTCCTACGCGAAGAGCGTGGATTCCTCTCAGAAGCCGCACCTACCAACTCACTAGGTGGCGCTGGATACACTGGTTCCAGCACAGCAACAGGTCCTGTTGCAGGTTTCGATCCAGTTCTAATCTCACTAATTCGTCGTTCGATGCCTAAGCTTATTGCTTATGACATCTGCGGTGTTCAACCAATGACTGGTCCTACTGGTCTTATCTTCGCAATGCGCTCAACTCAAGGTACTGCACGCGATATCGCTGGTGGCGCTACTGAGGCGTTCTTCAACGAAGCAGATACCGAGCATTCATCAGAGAACAGTGGTGATTCACTTGCCTCTAACGATCAGTCTGGTACTAACCCTGGTCTTCTAAATGACAGCGGCACCTATACCCAAGGTGGTCAAGGTATGACGACTGCTCAGTCAGAAGCACTTGGTGATGGAGCAGGTAATCACTTCCGTGAAATGGGCTTCTCAATCGAGAAGGTCACTGTTACCGCTAAGTCACGTGCCCTCAAGGCAGAGTACTCGCTAGAACTAGCACAAGACCTCAAGGCTGTCCATGGTCTTGATGCTGAAACTGAACTAGCGAACATCCTCTCAACTGAGGTTCTTGCTGAGATCAACCGTGAAGTCGTTCGTACCGTATACCGTATTGCTAAGCCTGGTGCTCAGAACAATACTGCTACTGCTGGTATCTTCGACCTAGACGTTGACTCCAACGGTCGTTGGTCGGTTGAGAAGTTCAAAGGTCTCCTATTCCAAATCGAGCGTGAAGCCAATGCAATTGGCCAACAGACTCGTAGAGGGAAGGGTAACATCCTCATCTGCTCTGCTGACGTTGCTTCTGCACTCGGTATGGCTGGTGTTCTTGATTACACCCCTGCTCTCAATGGTAACAATGGTCTTGCTGGTGTTGATGATACTTCATCGACTCTAGTTGGTACTCTCAACGGTCGTATTAAGGTCTACGTTGATCCTTATTCTGCAAACGTTGCTGACCGTCACTTCTTTGTTATGGGTTATAAAGGTTCTTCTGCTTATGATGCAGGTCTCTTCTATTGCCCATATGTACCTCTCCAGATGGTACGTGCCGTTGGTCAGGACACCTTCCAGCCTAAGATCGGCTTTAAGACCCGTTATGGAATGGTTGCAAACCCATTCGCAGAGGGTCTAACACAAGGTTCAGGTGCTCTCACCGCGAACGCAAACGTATACTACAGACGTGTACTTGTAGACAACCTAATGTGATTCATTCACATTCTTCTGGGGGCCCTGAGGGGTCCCTTTTTTTATGCCTAAATATTTGAAAACGCTATAAAGAAATGAGCTGGTTTGAAAACCAATTACAAAATAGAAACTATCTATCTCCGATAGGTTTCAAATTTGTTTTAGAAAAAGCACCAAAAACAGTTTTCCTTTGTCAATCTGCAACTATTCCTGGCATTTCTATGGGAAGTCCAGAACAACCATCACCATTCAAAAAGATTCCATTATCAGGTGATGTTGTTTATGAAGATCTAACTGTTAATTTTTTGGTTGATGAAAATTTAGAAAACTATCTTGAGATTCATAATTGGGTGAAATCAATTTCAGCTGCAGATGAGTTTCAAAGATATACAAATTTTTTAGATGCATCTGAAACCAAAAACGGAATTAGATCTTTTACTAGTGATGGAACGATGATGGTTCTGACTAGTAACTACGCATATAATTTTCAAATTAGATATGCAGATCTTTTTCCAATATCAATTAGCGCACTAGAATTTAATGTTGGAGGTGCGGACATTGAATATTTTTCTGCATCGGTGACATTTAGATACACAATATATACTATAGAGAACATGATAGGTGACGAACAGTAATGAATTTAGAATTGATTCAAGAAATGTGGGAGAAGGATTCTAATATTAATGATCTTGAGCTAGACAAAGAATCCTTAGATATTCCAAAACTACATTCAAAATATTATAGACTATACAACGAATTTCTTTTGTTAAAGAAAAAATCAGAATTTGATTACAAAGTTTTATTTAAAGATAAGTGGCAATACTATTCAGGTAAAGCACCTTCAGAAATTTACAGAGAAAATCCTTTTGATCATAAGGTACTAAAAAATGATCTTAATATTTACTTAGATTCGGATGAGGACATTGCAAGATTATCTCTAAAAATAGAGTATCAAAATTGTGTTCTTTCGTATCTAGAATCCATTTTAAAAGTCATCTCAAATAGAAGTTTTCAAATAAAAAATGCTATTGAGTGGAAAAAATTTATAGAGGGAGTTACTTGATGGTTGATATTAAAATCAAAAAGAAGAACGAAGTCTATCTTACAGTTGATTGTGAACCACATATTAAATACGAATTATCAGAATATTTTACATTTGATGTACCAGAGGCAAAATTTATGCCTCAATATAGAAGTAGGATGTGGGATGGGAAGATAAGATTATTTTCACCTGCAGGTGGAGAAATTTATTGTGGACTGTACGATCATCTAGTTTATTGGATTCATGAACGTGGGTATACATATGAAGAAGAAAATAATAACTTTTATGGATACCCTAGAGAAGTTAACAAATACATTACACCAGAAGCTGTTGCAGGGTGGGTAAAGAATTTAAACATTCCATTTAAGGTTAGAGACTATCAATACAAAGCAATCTATCAAGCATTAAAGTACAATAGAAAACTTTTATTATCTCCTACATCTTCTGGAAAATCTTTAATGATTTATTGTATTACTAGATACCATGTAGATGGTAATAATAAAGTTCTAATCATTGTACCTACAACATCACTAGTTGAACAGTTGTTCAAAGATTTTCAACAGTATGGTTGGAATGCTGAACATCACTGTCATAAAATTTATTCTGGTTATGAAAAAACAAACGATAGTGATGTAGTTATTACAACTTGGCAAAGTATTTACAAACTACCAAAGTCTTTCTTTAAAGATTTTAATTGTGTAATTGGAGATGAAGCACATCAATTTAAAGCAAAATCCTTGATTAGTATTATGACAAAATTGCATGAGTGCAAACATCGTATTGGATTTACTGGAACATTAGATGGAACTAAAACAAATAAGTTAGTTCTTGAAGGTTTATTTGGTTCATGTGATCAGATTACAAAAACAAAAGATCTTATTGAACAAGGGCATATTTCCAGATTAAAGATTAGAATATTAGTTCTAAATCATCCATTTAGAAAATTTGAAAGTTACCAAGAGGAGATGGATTACTTGGTTAGCAATACTTCTAGGAATAAATTTATTCGTAACTTGTGTCGAGATATAGGAGGAAACACACTACTACTCTTTAATTATGTCGAGAAACATGGCGAGCCACTTTTTGATTTGATAAATAGTAACATGTCGGATGACAGGAAAGTTTTTTTTATTCATGGTGGCGTTGAAACTGAAGAACGTGAAACCATAAGAGAGTTAGTAGAAACTCAATCCAATGCAATTATCATTGCTTCTTATGGAACTTTCTCTACTGGAATCAATATTAGAAATTTACATAATATTATTTTTGCTTCTCCTAGTAAGTCAAGAATTAGAAATTTACAATCTATAGGTAGAGTATTAAGAAAAGGAGAAAATAAGAACCAAGCAGTTCTTTATGACATTGCTGACAACATATCAAAAAATAATATCAAAAATTATACTCTCAATCATTTAATGGAGAGAATAAAAATATACAATGAAGAAAATTTTGACTACGAAATTATTGATGTTAAACTAAGAGACTAATATGTTAAAGCACATCAGAACCCACGAAGAAATATTTTGCAACGTAAAACTTGTCAACGGTGAAGAGATCATCGGTAAATGCATCGTGGTGGATGATGATGATGCAAACTATTCTTTAATGATTGAATGGCCTTGTGAAGCTCATATAATTGAAAGAGAAACTCCCAGTGGAGAAACAGTAAATGGTCTTGCAATTAGCAAATGGCTGAGTTTCACAAAAGAAGATTTTTGTATTATAGATGATGATAAAATTATTTCCGTTGCTCCCCTTCAAGAAGAGGTAATAATACTCTATAATATGTTTGTTAACAAAGAGTTAACTAAAAAAAATCCAAAGAAAAAATCAAAAAAAGAAATTTCAAAGGAAATAGGACTCATAGATAACGTAGAGAAAATGAGAAAGAAACTTGAGGACCTATTTAAGTTCTAATAATGTTTCGAACCTTAGCAGAGTTATTATACCCAGATTTTAAGGGTGTGTCAAGCGCTGGTTGACAATGATTATTTTTTGTTATAGAATGTACATATGAAAGGAATTCTGTAACAATGACTATAAAAAAGAAAGAAAACTATTTAGATAACAAACAGTTCCTTCAAGCTTTGATTGAATTCAAAAAAGAAGTGAACTATGCAAAAGAAAATAATCTAGACAGACCTAGAGTAACAGAGTTTCTAGGATCTTGTTTTTCCAAAATTGCGACACATCTATCATATAAACCTAACTTTATAAACTACATGTATAAAGAAGATATGATTTCTGATGGGATTGAAAATTGTCTACAATACATAGATAACTTTGATCCAGAAAAATCTAAGAATCCATTTGCATACTTTACAACAATCATTTACTATGCCTTTCTGAGAAGGATTGCAAAGGAAAAAAGACAGCTGGATATTAAGTCAAAGATCATCGATAAAGTTGGATTTGATGATATGTTCTTTTCTGATGATGCAGATAAAGTAAGCGATATGAATTATATCAAATCTAAAATTCAGAGTTCATTAAAAAATGTCTAAAGTATTATTAATTACAGATCAACATTTTGGTGTCAGAAATGACAGTCAAATTTTTGTTGAATATTATAACAACTTTTATTCAAATGTTGTAATTCCTTTCATACATAAATTTAAGATCGAAAGAGTTATTTGTCTTGGTGATACTTTCGATAAACGTAAGTCTGTAAACTTTAATTCCCTAGAAGCAGCAAAGAATATGTGGTTTGATCCCCTTGAGAAAATGGGAGTTAGTCTAACCATGCTTGTAGGAAACCATGATATCTACTATAAAAACACTCTACGAATTAATTCCCCATCTCTCTTGTTGGGAGAGTATGGCAATATTTCGATTATGGATAACCCTGGTGAATTCTTTCTTGATTCTTTGCCTATACTTGGCGTCCCTTGGATATGTGATGAAAATCGATCCAGAGTTTACGAACTTTTGGAACAATCTACTGCACCTATCTGTATGGGTCATTTTGAGTTTAACGGTTTTGAGGCTCACCCTGGACATGTAATGGATCATGGTATCTCAACTGAACCATTTCAAAAGTTTAATAAAGTTATATCAGGACATTATCACAGCAAATCCAACAAAGGTAATGTGTATTATTTGGGCAACCCTTATGAACTTTATTGGAATGATTACAAATCTAAAAGAGGATTTCATGTTCTAGACACTCAAACTTTAGAATTGAAGTTTTATAGAAATCCATTTACAATGTTTCATAAAGAATACTATAATGATGATTCTGTGATAGAAGATTATAAACAATTTTCAAATAAGTATGTCAAAATTATTGTAGAAAATAAAACTGATTCTACTAAGTTTGACAAGGTAATCGAAGAGATGTATAATGCTGGTGTAGCAGAACTAAAAATCATTGAGGATCTATCGACAGAGTATGATCTTTCTGATGATTTAGAAGTAGAAACAGAAGACACTTTAAGTCTTTTGGAAAGATGCGTTGATGAAATAGAAAATTGTGATAAGAGTTCTGTAAAAACCGTTTTAAAATCCTTATATAAGGAGGCATTTGAACTATAATGTATATTATTAATTCTGTTCAA